CTGCGCGACGAGTATTCGGGGCCGGAGTTCGACAATCTGCTGATGTGCGGGTTTGTCGATGACACCCTGAGCGTCTTCCCGATGACGTCGCTGTCGCCGTGCATGGTCGACGGCGAGGACGCCTGGGCCGACGTCGACATGGCCCGCATCTTCCTGGGCGCGGGTCGGCCCTACGCCGGCGAAGTCTGGCTGTCCTACGACCCCAACGGCAACGGCGAGAACGCGGACGCCGCCGGCCTGGTCATCGTGGCCCCGCCCCAGACGCCGGGGGGCAAGTTCCGCGTCCTGGAGCGGCAACAGTTCAAGGGCTCGGACTTCACAGAGCAGGCCGAAGTCATCCGCGCCTATACCAAGCGCTACCGCGTGACCAAGATCGACATCGATGGGACCGGCATCGGCGGCGCCGTGGCGCAGCTGGTGCGCGCCTTCTTCCCGCAGATGACCGAGCACCGATACGACCCGATCCTGAAGACCCAGATGGTCTACAAGGCGCTGGACGTCATCGGGAAGCACCGCCTCGAATATCACGTCGATTTCCGCGACCTGACCGGCGCCCTGCTATCGATCCGCCGGACCCTGACCGCTAGCGGGCGCCACGTCACCTATGAGGCCAGCCGCACCAAGGACAGCGGCCACGCCGACCTGGCCTGGGCGCTGTTCCAGGCCCTGTTCAACGAACCGCTCGCCGCCGGCATCGGCGGGGCGACCCGATCCAGTGTGGAGATTTCAGAATGACAACGGCCCTGCCCTCGCGCGGCCGCGCCCTGGCGCGCGCTCGCACCGCCGCCGGCTTCAGCCGGGCCATCGAGGGCGAAGTCCTGCCGGCGGCGACGTCGGCCGCGCCCATGGCGTTCAGCCTGGGCGATCCGGAGCCGGTGTTGAACCGCCGCGAGTTCATGGACCACCTGGAATGCTGGCCCGTCCAGGGCGTCGGCGGCCGATACTACGCGCCGCCGGTGTCGCGCGATCTGCTGAGCAAGACCGCCAATGTCACCTCGCACCACTCCAGCGCCTTCCGCGTGAAGGTCAATCAGCTGTTGCGGGACTTCATCCCCTCCCCCGTTCTGGACCTGCAGACGTTCGAGGGCCTGGTGCTGGATCACCTGGTGTTCGGCGATTACTTCGTGGAACGGGTGAACAATCTCGCTGGTCGGCCGATGAAGCTGAAGCGGAGCCTGGCCCGATACACCCGCGCCGGCGTTGATCCTGGCCAGTTCGTCTTCCTGTCCGGTTTCATGAAGGAGCATTGGTTCGACCGCGACGCCGTGTTCCATGGGATGCAGCCCTGGCTGGACCAGGAGATCTACGGCATGCCCGAATATCTGGGCGGACTGCAGTCCGCGTTCCTGAACGAGGGCGCGACGCTGTTCCGCCGCCGCTATTTCCTGAACGGCGCGCACGCCGGCTTCGTGATGTATGTCGGTAAGGGCGGCCTGGCTGAAGATGACGCCGACAAGATCCGCTCGGCCATCCGCGACACCAAGGGCGTCGGCAACTTCAAGAGCCTGTTCCTTCACCTTCCGCAGGGCGAGAAGGATTCGGTACAGATCCTGCACCCCGGCGAGGCGGCGGCGAAGGACGAGTTCGTCGGCATCAAGAACATCACCCGCGACGACGTCCTGGCGGCGCACCGCGTGCCGCCCCAGCTGCTCGGCATCATCCCGCAGACCGCCGGCGGGTTCGGCGACGTCGAGAAGGCCGAGTGGGTGTTCTATCTGACCGAGATTATCCCGCTGCAGCACCGTTTCCGGGCGATCAACGACTGGCTGGGCGCTGAGGTGGTTCGGTTCCGGGAGCGCACACCCAAGACCTAGGGCTGTTGTCGGATGCGTTAGCACAACAGGGCCGACTAGATCACAGGGAACGCATTTCGGATCAGTGCGTCACCCTCGCTTTTAGAGGCGGGGGCCGAGCGTTTGCCGCGCTCGAGCCGCCGAGCCGTAACTCAGCACGTCCAGGGGTGCACGCCCCTTTCGCCCCGCCACCGGCCTGACCGGCGCGGCGCAAATGCTGTTGAGTCGACCATGAACGCAATCACCCTTTCCCCCGTCACGCCGGTCCGTCCGATCGCGCCCTATATCGGGGGCAAGCGCAACCTGGCGCGCCGTCTGTGCGCCCTGATCGAGGCCACGCCGCACACCACCTATGCCGAAGCCTTCGTCGGCATGGGGGGCATCTTCTTCCGCCGGCAGTCGCGGCCGAAGTGCGAGCTGATCAATGATTGGTCCGGCGATGTCGCCAACCTGTTTCGGTGCATGCGCGCTCACCCCGGTGCCCTTGTCGACCTGGTCGCGCTGCAGCTTCACTCCCGAGCAGAGTTCGACCGGACCGTGCGCGAGGATCCGACGGTGTTGACGGATCTGCAGCGGGCCGCTCGGTTCGTCTTTCTGCAGAAGACTGCGTTCGGCGGGAAGGTGAACGGTCGGCACTTCGGAGTCAGCCTTGGCCGTCCGGCCCGTTTCCAGGCCAGCGCCGTGGGCGACGATCTGCTATCCGCCGCCAAGCGCCTCGAGGGCGTAACGATCGAGCAGCTGGGCTGGTCGGATTTCATCGCCCGCTACGACCGGCCGGACGTGCTGTTTTATCTCGACCCGCCCTACTACGGCTGCGAGGACGACTACGGCGACGACATGTTCGGGCGCCAAGAGTTCGGCGCCATGGCCGAGCAGTTGGCCGGACTGAAGGGTCGGTTCATCCTGTCGCTGAATGACCGGCCCGAGGTGCGCGAGATTTTCGCCGCTTTCGACATCGAGGGCGTCGATACTCATTACGGTCTCGCCGGCTGCGGCGCCCGCCCCGCGCGCGAGGTCATCATCACGGGCGGCGGCTGACGTCGCCGGCGACGCCCTCCCCGGCCGACTTGGTTGGGGAGGGATGTCCCTACTCCAATGCGCTCTCGACCGAATCAAAAACGAAGGCGACTATGATCCTGACAACTGTCGGTGGGCGACCAGACAACAACAAGCGGCGAACCGACGGTCGCGATGATGAGGGACGGAATGGCGACGAAGAAAACCGAAACACCAGCCAAGGCCGAAGATCGGCAGAAGCGCTGCTTTTTCATTACGCCCATAGGCGGCGAAAAGTCCCCCGCCCGACAACATGCCGACTGGGTGTTCTTTCACGCGATCCAGCCCGTCTTCGCGGAGAAGGGCTATGAGTCAACCAGGGCCGACCTGATCCGCGATCCTTTCATGATCAACGACAGCGTCTTCGAAGCGATCACGGAGGCCGATATCTGTGTCGCTGACCTGACGCTGTTGAACGCCAACGTCTTCTACGAACTCGGCGTCCGGCACACGATTGAAAAGCCGGTCATCCACATCGCTCAGGCGGACACCGCCCTGCCCTTCGACAACGCAGGTTATAGAACGATCATGTTCGACCGACACGACTACCAGTCGATGGAGATGTTGAAGAACGAGTTGGCGTTTCATATCGACGCCATCGAGAAGCCCGACTTCAAACTCTCAAACCCGCTCACGCAATTTCGCGGCCGCGAGCGAGTTTCAGAAAGCGCAGATTCGAACGATCAGCTCATAATGGGCTTGCAAGATGAACTGGCTGCCCAACGGCGAGCGATGACCCTGCTACGAAACGAGGTCGCCTTGCTTCGCCCCGTTCCGGTTCAAAATGGATGGCTCAACGCGGTGGAATCATTCAACGCGCGCCCTACGTCGGTTGTAGAGACCCTGCGAGCTTATGGAACCGAAAATTCTGGAGGCATCACGCCGACAGTGGCGGAAGCACTGGCTAAACACGCGTCGATCCATCAATCACATGAAGAGCGGCTAACCTCTAACATCGACCGAGAACTCGCAGCCGCCGCTAGACGCCTAACAGAATAGGTCAAGGCGCTGCACATCGCACATACCTCTACAGAAAAGGGAACATTCCGCGAACATTTTTCCTTTTCCTCGCATCACCGGCCGCGTAAGGCGCCCCCAGGGTCGGTTGGCGATCGAGAGCGAACCGTAGGCATGGCGACGAGGATTGGGGTTTCAGTCAGGCTTGGCGAGGGCCAGCCCCTCCCCTTCATGGGGGCGAGCCTTTGCGCGGGCTTTCCCTCGCCGGCGGATGACTATCTGGAAGAGGCCCTGGACCCGGCCCAGCTGATCGTGACCAACCCGACCGCCACCTTCGTCTGGCGCATTACCGGCCGCAGCATGATCGGCCGGGGCATCAACGACGGCGACTATGTGGTGGTGGATCGGTCCCTGGCGCCGCGCGCGGACGACGCCGTGGTCGCCGTCATTGATGGCCAGCCCAGCGCCAAGCGCGTCATCCGCCTGAGAGGCGGCCGGCTGGCCCTTGACTTCGACAACCCGGCCATGTCGCCGCTCGTCCTGGACGAGGCGTCGGAGGCGATGATCTGGGGCGTCATCACCTGGTCGCTGACGCCGCACCGGCCGGCGCCGCGATGACGGCGCGGATCTTCGCCCTGTCGGACGGGAACAGCTTCTATTGCTCGTGCGAGCGGGTGTTCGATCCCGCGCTCGAGGGGCGGCCGGTCATCGTCCTCTCGAACAACGACGGCTGCGCCATCGCCCGCACGCCCGAGGCCAAGGCCCTGGGGATCCAGATGGGCGACCCGTGGTTCAAGATCCGCGACCAGGCGACGGCCGCCGGCGTCGTGGCGCGGTCATCCAACTACGTCCTGTACGGCGACATGAGCCGGCGGGTGAACGACGTCTATCGGCGCTATGCGCGCGACGTCGAGATCTACTCGATCGACGAGAGCTTCCTGGACTTCACCGGCGACGCGGACGCGGCCGATCGGGCGCGGGAGATGCGGGCGACGGTCCGGCGCTGGACCGGAATTCCGACCTGTGTGGGGTTGGGCCCTACGCGAACGCTGGCCAAGGTGGCGAACCATCTGGCCAAGAAGCGGCCCGAGCTGGCCGGGGTTTGCGACCTGACCGACCCGGCGCGGCGGGACGCCCTGTTGCCGAGGGTCGAGGTGGCGGACGTGTGGGGCGTGGGCCGTGCGTCGGCCGCCAAGCTGAGGGCCGTCGGCGTGATGACGGCGGCGGATCTGCGCGCCATGGATCCACGCGCGGCCCGCGCCCTGCTGACCGTGACTGGCGAGCGGTTGGTGCTCGAACTTGCCGGCGTCCTTTGCCAGGATCTGGAGCTGACGCCGCCGGTGCGGAAGGGCATCGCGGTCACCCGCATGTTCGGCCGGCCGATCACTGACCTGGACGAGATGCTCGAGGCCGTGGCCAGCTATGTCGCCCGCGCCGGCGAGAAGCTGCGCCAGCATGGGCTCGCCTCGGCCGACATGACGATCTTCTTCCACACCGCCGCTCACGCGGCCGGCCCGCCTCGATCTGTCAGCGGGCGCGCCGCGCTGTGGTCGCCTAGCTGCGACACCACCACGATGATTGCGGCGGGGACGGCCGTCGTGCGTCGGCTGTGGGCGCCGGGCTTCAGATACGCCAAGGCTGGCGTCATGCTCGATGACTTGGTGCGGCCGGGCGCGACGACGGGTGATCTGCTCGCCGCGGCGGATCCGCGCCGTGACCAGCTGATGGCCGCACTTGACCAGGTCAACCGCCGGCATGGGCGCGGCGCCCTAGTGCCGGCGCGGGCCGGGCTGGCCAAGCGCTGGGCGACCAAGGCCGACATGCGCAGCCCGGCCTACACAACCAGGCTGTCAGAGACCCCGATCGCGCGCGCCTGAAGGCCCGCGCGCGCCCGCGAGAGCCCCGAGGTCGCCCGAGGCCCGCCGATCCCCCCAGGCCCGCGCTTTTCCCCCCGCCTCGCCTGGCCGCTTTATGGGTCGCAATTATTGCACTTCACCAGTCCCACCGGATCCTTGTCCGCCTGGGCTGGATTAGGCGCTCGCTGGGGGGCTCCGGTCTTGCAGTTTCTTGCGGCCTCGCCGTGTTTTCGGGCGCACACGTCCAACTGCCGATGAACAGCCGCTGATACTCTGCCAGCGTCGTCGGCAAGTCCCGCGCGATCCTCGTGATCTCGTCATACTCATCGAACCAGATCTTCGGCGGCTCACTCATTCGCGGTCCTCCAGCGCCTGAAGAGCCTGTTCGAACAGCACGTTCATGCTGACGCCGGCGGCGTCCGCCAGCTCGGCGAAGCGGGCTCTGTTTTCCGGCGTCACCTTCAGGTTCAGCTGGGCGGTGCGGCCGGTGCGGTGGCGGCGCTGGGTGTCGCCGGGGGCGAGCGTCGGCGCGGGGTCGGCGTAACCGCCCTCCTCCGCGACGCGGCGAGCGACGACCGGATCCGGCCGCCGGATTGGAGCGGGCTGGAAGTCGCCGGCGTCGACGTCGTCGGCCGGGCCGGGATCCGCACCGAATGTCTTACGTCGTTCGTTCACGCTCTTGTCCCTTCAGCACCTGGAGGACCTCGGCCGCGAACGCGCGAGCATTTGCGACGGCCTTCTCTGGACTGGATACCTGACGGCTATCCAGAAGCTCAAGTGTCCCGCCGAAAGAGAACATCGCGCGGAAGGCCTCGCGGTCAACCAGCTGGGTTTCGAAACAGGCCACGCCAGCCTCGGCCAACTCCGCCTTCAGGTGCTTCAGCGTCCGGGTCTGGATCGCGGTGCTGGTCTTGGTGAAAAGGATCCGCGTCGCGATCTTGCGGCGCGACGATCGCTCCTGGTTGGCGACCTGGCGGATAGCGCGTTGCGCCTGGTCGGCGTCGAGCTGTGACGCCTGCAGCGGGATGACGACTAGGTCGGCAGCGCTGATCGCATGAGACGAGATCACGTTCGCCGTGCCCTCGGGATCGATCAGGACGAACGGCACCCGGCGCGCGGCGTCGTCCAGTCGGTCCCAGAAATTCTCCTCGGTGATGTCGCTGATGACCTCGATATTTTCGGGGAAGCCGGGCTGCTCCGACCAGGTCACGATCGGGTGGTTCTTGTCGGCATCGATGATGGCGACGCGGGCCGTCTTGGCCAACTGCGTCGCCAGCACCGCGAGCGAGGTCGTCTTTCCGGCGCCGCCCTTCGGCGACGACATGGTGATAACGGGCAAGGGGTGTACTCCTAGCTAGTAGATAGCTGGCGGCTATCGGATAGCTACTAGCTACTGGATAGCTGACCGCTAGTCGATAGCTGATTGGTAGCATTTCGCGGACTTTTTTGTCCGCACGGCTTGACTGCGGACAAAAAGGTCCGCATAAAGACATCCATGAACCGCGACACCTTCCTCCGTGACCTCCGCGCCTACTGCAAGAAAGCAGGGCGTCCCTACCGTTTCGACGCTGCGCACGGCAAAGGCGGCCACGGCCGGGTCTACGTCGGAGACGCCTTCACCACGGTCAAGCACGGCGAGATCAGCAACGTCGTCAAACAGGGGCTGCTCAAACAGCTCGGACTACCAAAGGACGCCTTCTAAAGGCGTCCACACCCAACGCTGCGGCCGCGCCAACGGCCAATCCTCAAGAGAGATCGAGACATGACCGCCTTCACCTATCCCGCCCGCATCGTCGAGGAATCCCCTGGGGAGTTCCTCGTCACCTTCCGCGATATCCCCGAGGCCATCACCGGCGGCGCGACGTTCGAGGAATCGTATCAGCTGGCGGCCGACGCCCTGGACGTCGCCGTCGAGGGCTTGCTGCTCGACACCCGTGACGTGCCCTCGCCCAGCCCGGCCGAGGATGGCGAAGTCCTGGTCCCGCTTTCACCTGCCGTCGCCGCGCGCCTGATGCTGGTCAGGGCAATGGACCGCCAGCATGTGTCCGGCCGCGCCTTGGCGGAACGCCTGGGCAAGGATGAGAAGAACGTCCGCCGGATCCTGCAGGGTAAGGCCACGGTCGACGCGGCGCTCGAGGCTCTACGCGCGCTGGGGATCAGGCCCGCCCTTTCGATTGATGGCGACCGCGCAGCCGCCTGATCTGATCAGGCGGCCGGCTCAGTCTCCTTCTGTTCGAACTCCGGCAGGGTGACGCCGGCGGCCTCGGCGGCGGCGGCGAATTTGGCTAGGCAGTGCAGGTTGGACAGCTGGCCGCGCTCAAGTTCGGCCTTTGCATCGGCGAAGGCAGAAGGCCGTGTATCGCCATTCACGACCAGGCCGAGCTTCTTCATAGCGTCGGCCTTGATGAAAGCGGTCGTCGCACAGGCATCGCGCGCTTCAATGATCGCCCGCCTGACATCACCCTTCGCGGACTTCGGCGGCTCAATGTCGCTCATCAGCATCATCGCCTGGTTGCAGTCCTCCTCGGCCCGTTGGACCGCCGGGTAGGCCGCATAGACGTCGCCGGTGCCGACGATCTCACCAGCGCGGCGCAGGGGCGTGTCGCACCTGGACATCACGACCTTTGCCGCGCCCCATACGGCGTTGAATTCGACCTGGGTCACGCCCTGCGGCGGAGCCTCCTTCGGCGCTGTCTTTTCGGCCGGCGCGGCGGCCGCCCCCCCGCGCGCGCCGTTCTCCTTCTCCGCTCGCTCGATGCCGGTGTTGAGCCCGCCTGGTTGGCTCGCGGCGCCAAGCAAGGCGCCGCAGAAGAAGGCGAAGACGGATCCACCAACGACAGCCGCCGCGTAACGCCGGCGGCGGATCCGCAGCAGACCCAGCGGCTTCACCAGGTTGATCAGGCCGAACAGTCCAGCGCCGATCGACGCCAAAATGATGATAATCGCGACAGCTTCCATTCCATCCCCCACAGGTTGCGCCCTCTTTGCACACCTCTCAGTGTTCGGGCAATCGGGCGCCTGCCGAGTGCCCCGAAATTCGAAACCCCTCCGTCCTCGCCTAGCCCACATACGAGCGAGCAGACGCCGTCGGCGGCCGGTTGGCGCGCGACAGCGTGGATCAATGAGGCCGAGCATTGCTCGGCCCCCTGTTGTGAGGGGGAGGAAAACCGCCCTTGGCGGTCGTTGTGATCCCGGGAAATGATGTCGCGCGTCCTAGCGCGACGCCTTCATCCCTTGATCATGTGGTCGAGCGACCAGCTCGACGCCTTCTAAATCTGAGAGAGGCCGGATTCAGACCCCCCAGGTGATTCATGTCCGACTTATTCGACCGCCCTGGGCGCCGCGCTCGCTTCGCCGCGCGGCCGAGGCCTTCATGGCGCGGAGGCTGGCCTGCATTTCCTCTGGCATGGCCGCCCAGCGGGCCTCGTCGTCCTCTTCGACCTTGCGGGGCGCAAGCACCTTTGCGGCCGCCTCCAGGGCCTCCAGGGGAGCCTTCACCCAATAGGCGTTGGACGTCTGCTGGACCTGGTCGCCGCGCGCGCCCTCCCGGCCGGTGAAGACCCAGCGGCGGCGCCAGTCCAGGAAGCCGTGGCGTTTGAGCTGAGCCTTCCAGGCGTGGATGGTCTTCTGGGGGACGTTCAAGGCCTTGGCCAGCCACCTCACCGAGGGCTCCAGCCGGCCGTTACGTTTGGTGGCGATGCCGACCAGAACCTCGGCTAAGCGGATGGCGCCGAAGCTGATCCCGCCGGCGTCGGCCTTGTTCCTGGGCGCGCAGCCCGTGCGCTCGCCTTTGCGCCGCTGCTTTTCGGCGTGGATCCGCAGGGCCAAAAGGATCTTCCGGCCCTCGGCCCAGCTGATCGGGCGCCAGTTCTCGCCGCCGGCGGCCTGGCTGTTGCGGCGAACGGGGGACAGGGTGCGGCGGTTCTCGGGCTCGGGCCGTCGACGCCGGTGGCTGTGGTCGATCGGGACGGCCGTCATGTCGGCTCGCCTTCAACCAGGGGCTCGGCGTCCAGGGACGACCTCATGGAACGCGCCGCGTCCTCGAGCTTCTGAAGGCCGGCGGCCAGTTCGCGCTTCTCGATCTCGCTGAGATCGCCGTCCGCCAGTGCGTCCTTGGCCGCCTCCCACAAGCGGAAGGCCGAGATATGCACTCGGTCGGCCGAGGCGCCCACGCAGGCGAGAGCGTCGGCCCGGCTTGACTCCTTCGCCATCTCGAAAAGGAAGCCGGAGTAGACCGGATTCCCGCACTTCTTTTCCAGCGCCTCGATCACGTCGGCCGGCATGAAGGCCGGCTTCTCATAGTCCCGGTACGCATAGAGGGCGGATCGTTCGACCCGCGTTATCGGCTTGCAGCATGCATCAACGCCGCCGCAGGCGTCGATGAGCAGGCGCGCCAGCAGGGTGTGCTGTCGTGCGTTCATGGTGGATTCGGTCCTTGGGAATCCGCCTGACGGCCGGTCCTTTCGGGGCGCAGACATGCGTTCGCCGGAGCGCTTCCCGCCCGGCGTTAGACATGAGCAATCCCGATGACCGTCCGTATGGCGGCCATGGTTGGCTGTGATGGGGGCAAGCCGTCCGCACGCGCCGCCGCTGGCGATCACGATCAGCGCTGCAGAAATCCGCCCCCGGCGGGTTCACAGGGCTGTCCGGCATGGCCGTCAGGCGGGCGAAGCGGGTGTTTTGCCGATGTGGGTCTGGCGCTGATCACGCTGGCGGGCCGGGCGTCGTTCTCGGTCCAGGCTCAGCCTCGCCAGGAGCTGGTGACGGAGGGCGGTGAGACGCGCGCAGCGGCGTCGGCCGAGCAGCCGCGAACGGCCGCGCAGGCACGTCTCGTTAACCTTCGGGACGAATCGGGAACTGTCGTGAATCAGACCGGCGCCGTGGTGCGAAAGGATCTCGCGGCGGCTCAGCACTGCGTCCCTGCGTGGGCGGGGGACGCGGTACTGGACGAGGGTGTCCCGTCGCCGAAAGGCGCAATGGCTGTTCCGACTTCAGCGACGGGACGCTCGATCACGGAGAGAGGCGGCTCACGCGTCGAGATCTCGGAAAGAAGGTCCCCGTCATCGCTCCGGAGGGGGGCCGCTGGCATGGCGGTTGCGATGACGGGGCTCTCGCCAGCGCCGGTCAGGCTGACGGTGGCGAGGGGGTGCTCGATGCAGAAATCGGTCGAGCCGAGATCCACGCCGAGGAAGACGAACTTGGGCGGGGCCGCAGCGATCTCATCCAGGATCTGGATGGTCTCGAGCGGCGTGAGCGCAAGGCCCAAGAGGGCGACGGGCGACACAAACGGCTTGATGCATAGGCCGGCGCCCGCGCATTCGGGCCAGGCGCAGTCGTCGCAAAAATCCCCTCCCCTGATCTCCATCCTAGGACGTCCGAGACCTGTCGCCTTCGGCGAGCCATTCGGCGATCTGCCTAGGGTCGCGGTCCTGCTGTTCTGCGATCTGACCGTGGGTCCAGCCCTGGGCGTGGAGGCGAATCGCCTGCCGGCGATCAACCTCGGTGATCCAGCGCGTGAGGGACGGGCCGACCAGGGCGCCCAGGCCGAATGCGGCGAACAGCGCGATGGCGGCGAAGGCGGGCTCCAGCGGCGTCATGCGGAGATTCCGCCATCGGCAGGAGCGGGCCGGACCACACGGACATCATGCAGATCTGGGCGAAGGTCCGCGACGCGCACCGCGCCAGTGGTCAGCCGATCAATGGCGATCGCCAGCTCTGCCGAGACCCGTTCACGCTTAGTCTCGAGACGTGAGACATGCGCCTTCGACCTCAAACCGAGTCGGTCAGCGAGGACGCTTTGCGTCCAACCCTTTGATTTTCGCCACGATGGTAAGTCCATAAGGGCGGAAGTTTGGTTTTTCTCAACTGCGAGTCAAGCGGAATTGTTGAGATGATCACAAACGACCGCCGTCACCGAACAGGCCAGACTCGTTTGGTGGAGAAGAACTGGTTCCTTCAGCAGTGGCTCGACCACTTCGACAAGCGGCAGGCGTCGCTGGTAAATGAGCTCGGCTGGGACAAATCTCGAGCCAACTTCGTCTATCACGGGAAGCAGCCCTACCGACGCGACCTGGTCAATGAGATCGCCGCTTGGCTTCAGATCGAGCCTTACGAACTCCTCATGGACCCCCAAGAGGCCATCGCCATTAGATACCTGCGTGCCGCAGCGCGATCCATCTCGGAAGGATCGCCCCTTCCCGCCTCCACGGATCCCGCGCCCAAGTCTGGACGCACGCCTAACGCCCGCCGCGCGAAGCCCTCGGTCAAAGCCGCCTAACCCTTCGCCAGTGCTACCGTAGCGCAGCAACCTCACACTGAATGAGCGCATCCGCAGAGCCGTGACTCAGCGCTCCGTGGCAGCGCGTCAGTTGCCTCGAATTGATGCTGGATACGCGACCTGACTATATGGGTTGGTTTTTCCAAACTTTGTAGTTGACTCATAATGTTTGGATTTGCCAAACTCCCCTCACGATTGAGGGAGAGAGCCGTTGGCCGCAACCACAAGCATGAAGTTCGTCGCCATCGCCAAACGCGCGGCGAGGGACGACGTCGAACAGGCACGACAGGCCCTGCTCCGGCTCCGCCACGAGTGGATGTCGCTTAGCCAGACCCTGGACGGGCAGACCTACGCACTCCTGAGCGACCTGGACGCCCTCGAGCGCAGCATCGACAAAATCGCCCAGGGCGATCAGTGATGACCGCGACGCCCTTCCTGATCCGCCGGTACTGCAGCTGCGACCTGGAGCGCATCTGCCGCTGCGATCTGCCCCGCACGCTGAGCGGCTGGACCGTCGGCAAACTAAGCCAGTTGAAGCTGGCCATGCGGGAACACGGATCCCTGTCCACCGCGGCGGCCGAAGTGGGCGAGACGCTTCACCGCGCCAACGTCGGCCTGGACACCATGCTGGGCAAGACGCCCACCCAGGCGCTGGCCGCTCTGGAAGCCAAGGCCTCCCGCGAGAAATACCAGACCGAACAGCAAGCCACGCTGCGGGCGCTGTCGTCTCCTGCGGTGCTGGACGCAGTGAAGTTGTTGAGGGCGGCCTCGTGAGGCGCTCGACCGACACGGCATTCAGCATGACCCGCGCCCAGGTGCTGGCGACGCTGACATCTCATGTGCGCCTGATGAGAGAGACGAAGACCGGCGACGCGCTCGCTGACCTGCTGAACCTTGCCTATCCCGATAATCCGCCATTCCCTGATCTCGGGTTCGGTGACGATCTGACCACCATCCGCTCGAACGTCGAATCGATCCTGGACGGCTGGACCCGCGTCGGCAGGCTCAATGCAGAAGGCGCGACGCCCTATCGCGAAGCGGGCTTGGCGCTGGCTTTCGTCCTCGGCCGAGCCGAGGAAGCAGCCCAGGCGGTGACGTCATGAGCGCCGGCATCAGCAAAGGCCGGTTCCCCCTGCCTAGCGCCGAGGACATGGAGCGCTGCGGTCGCGGGGCCTACACCCCGCCTGCAACCTTCAACACGCTTCTGACGCCCGAGCATTGCGATTTCATCCTGTCGGGCTGGGGCGGCCAGGGCTTCGGCGTCCCGGTCGAAGAAGAACGCGCTTTCGCACAGGCGGCAGGTGCGCTGCCGGCGGTGTGGCCGTGAGCGGCCCGGCGCCTATCGACTGCCCGCGCTGCGGATCCAAGTCGCTGAACCCAATCACGCTCGTTTGCAGCTGCTCGGCTGAGTTCAACCCACAGGGTTACGTCTACTGGCGCGCCCTACCCACACACCTTGCCTTGAGGACGATCCGGTCATGACCACAGACAACTCCATTCATCTGCGCCATTGGGCCGCTCGTCGCTCCGGCGGACGCCCCTTCTTCTTCGCCACGAAGGGCGGCCATCGCGTCGAGCTTGGGGCCTGACGTGGCGTTCGATGCTTCTGACGTCGGCTTTGACGCCTCGCCCGACGTCCTGACAGCCACAGCCCAGGGCCGCCTGCGCACCGTCATCGAGCGTCTCGAGCGCCTCGAGGAGGACAAGCAGGCCGTCATGGCCGACATGAAGGAGGTCTTCGCCGAGGCCAAGGGCGAGGGCTACGACGTCAAGATCCTGCGCAAGGTCATCCGGATCCGGAAGCAGGACAAGGCGAAGCGCCAGGAAGAGGAAGCGATCCTCGATCTCTACCTCTCCGCCCTGGGAGAGGTCTGACCATGGCCTGCAACTGCCTTGACGACTTCGACGCCAAGCTGGTCGACCACAACACGCGGCTCGTTCGGACTTTTGTCCTGCGGCCGACGGCGCTCGAGTTTCCCAAGATCGCGGTCGAGAAAATCAACCCGCGTAACCGCGCGATCGTCACCGCCGTCCCGACCTACTGCCCGTTTTGCGGCACGGCATACGCACTTGAGGGGGGAAAGGTCGCGCTCGCTGCTCCCCTGGAAAAAGCCCAATGAAGACGCCCGACCGCTTCCCGCTGGCCTGGCCTGCGCACCGCCCCCGGACACTGGCAGCCCAGCGCCGGCAAGGACAGTTCAAGAAATCCGGCAAGCTGCTGTCACCGGCCGAGGCCATGGTGCGGGTTGAGAACGAGCTCGAGCGCATAGGCGGCTGGCAGCCGGTATTGTCCTCAAACCTCGAGCTGCGACTGGACGGACGTCCGCGTGCCGATCGCGCCGCTCCGGCCGACCCCGGCGTCTGCCTCTATTTTACGCTGAAGAACCAGCCGTTCGCCCTGGCCTGCGACACCTACACCGAGGCCGCGCAGAACATCGGAGCCCTGGCGGCGCACCTGGAGTCCACGCGGGCGATCACTCGCTACGGCGTCGCCAGCGCGGCCGAGACGCTTCAGGCCTTCAGCGCACTGCCCGCGCCGGCCAATGCCGGCCGGAGCTGGCGAGACGTGCTGGGTTTTGACCCGATGTTCCCTGGCGAACTCTCGGCGGCCGAGGCCAAGGCGACGATCAACGTCCGCCACAAGACCCGCCTGCAGGCAGCCCATCCCGACAGGGGCGGCTCAGACGCAGCCGCCGCCGAACTCAACGCCGCCAAGGATGCGGCCTTTGCGGAGCTAGACGCGCAATGACCCACCACAACATCGTTCGCAGCGAAGCCGGCCGGCCGATGGCGCACATAGAGATCCGCACGGGCAGCGGTCGCCGGCGCCGCGCTCCCATCAGCTTGGTCATCAAGGCGCACATGGCCGTCGCCGGCGTCGGCGTCGCGGCCGGCCTGATCGACATCGCCATCGGACAGCCTCTCTGCCTCGTCCTGGTCGGGACCGCGTTCCTGGCCTGGTGCTTCTGGCCGAGCCGCTGATGCGCCGCCGCCGTGTCCTGCTGACCTTCGTTCTCGCCTACTGCGCCGCGATCGTCGTGGCGCTCATCCTTCAACTCCAGAGGTAGACATGTCCGACTCACACGACCCCTTCGACGTCGCGCTCGGTGCGCGTATCCGTAAACGGCGCGAGGCGCTGAAGGTCACTCAGGCCCAGCTCGCGGCCGCCGCAAAGGTGACGTTCCAGCAGATTCAGAAATACGAGCGCGGCGTGAACCGCGTCAGCGCAGCACGGCTCGCGCAGATCGCAGCCTTCCTGCAAGCGCACCCGGCCGACTTCTACGGCCAGGCCGACCAGGCGGCGGACGCCGGCGACCCGCTGAACCAGCTCCGCCGCACCCATGACGGCCTGGAGCTGGCCGACAGCTTCGTCAGGATGTCCGAGGATCACCGCCGGTCGCTGATCAACATCGTTCGCGCCATGGCCGGCCCGTCGGCCGGCGACCTGGCCCGGATGGCGGCCGCCTGATGCGCGCGCCGGCCGACGTCCGGATCTGCCGCGCCTGCGGGTGCTGGGAGCTCCATGCCTGCGAAAGCGGTTGCGCCTGGTTGTCGGCCGACCGCTGCAGCGCCTGCCCCGATGCGGCGCTCAGGCTTCCAATCCGGGCAGCGCATCTGGAATGCGCCACGATGGAGCTGCGCTCCGTCATCACCGACGACAACGGAGAGGACCGGCTGCACGTCGCCGTTGAGTTCCCTTCCGTCGTCCTGGTCACACGGCACGACAAGGCCGGGCGCTATGTCGGGCCGCGTCTGTTCGTCGGCGATGAAGAGATGCTGACCGGGTTCGCCTATGCCCAGGCGGCCGAGCTGCTGAACGAACGGAGGCTGGCCGCCTGATGTTCGATCCGATTCCTGGGCACCATCCACGCCTGATCATCTGGGCGACCTGGTTCCGCCGCGCCGGCTATCGGCCGCGCGACATCGCCGTCCTGTTCAACACCGACCTGGGCACGCTGATCGAAGCGGGGATTGAACCCTGATGTCGCGCCCCCGCATCGACTTTGTATGGCTGAAGAGACAGCACCTGTTCAAAGGGCTTCGCCTTGTGACCAATGAGACGCCGGCCGGCCAACTCGCCATCGATGATGACCCTGCCGCTTTCGTCAGCGAGCTGATTCGCCTGGCGGAGATCGGCCAGAAGCTGGAGATCGCGACGGGTGAGCGCGTGAAACGGCTCGGTTCATGAGCCGCACGACCTCGACATCAAGCACCGTCATGGCCGGATGCTTCGTCTGCAAAGGCTCCGACGCCATATGGACCGGCAAGAACGCCATGGCCGTCGCTGCACGCCACCACGACGCCACCGGCCACCAGACCTGGGCCGACCAGCACCTGAGCATCCGATACGGTCTTGAGACGACCAGCCACCCCGATCTGTTCGAAGAGGCCGCACCATGCGCCTAGATCTATTCCAGCTTTCGCAGCGCCTGGTGCATGTCGTCGTCGGCGGCAAATCTCTGACATACCGCCGCGCGGCCGACCGCCGCCGAGCACTTTACCACAACGCCTTTGGCCTCCGCGCGGACGCCGCCTGTTTGCTGGACCAACTGGCAGAAGCAAACGGCAGGCTGGTCCATCTCCAAGATGCCGCACGAACCATCGGCCGTCGCGGACAGGTCATCGACATGCGACCGAGGTCGCCCGAGATCTGCATGATTGAGATCCGCGAACGTCTCGGCTCTGACGCAATCGAGACGGTACGCTCAGTGAGTTGGCGTCTAACTCCGCTCGGACGGCTGCGGACCATGCGCGCACGCGGCGCGCAGTTCACGGCGGAGAAGATCGGGGCAAACGGATGACCGCGCGTCGCCGCGACCGCTCGACAGATCGACCGCTCCCATCGGATTGGGCGGATGACGATCCTATGACACTGCCCGAAATCGTGGCCGTGTTTTCCGGCGTCTATCCCTGCACGGTGTCCACCCTGCGCCTCGAGATCGGACGTGAGCGCTTGACGGCCTCGTATGTCGGCGGCGCCTATTACGTCACCCCAGCGAATCTCAAGGCTCTGTTTGCATGCCCCGTCCCTCGAAAGGCCCGCGCCTCTATCTTCGAAAAGGCAGGCGGCGGCCCGACGGGGTCACCATCCCCGATGTCTACTGCATCCGAGACGGCACGGTCGAAATCGGCACAGGCTGCGGCCCTGATCGCCGTGAGGGCCCTGGCGGGGCGGACGAGCAGCTCGCCCTCTACATCCTCCAAAAGAACGCCAGCGCCGTCGAGCAACCCACAGATCGGGAGGTCGAACGACGCCGCAAGAGTGATCCAGATCAGGTCTACGTAGCGGAGGTCCTGGCCGAATACGCGGCCGGTCCCGCCACACGCCTATCCAATCCGGCCAAGGAGGCGAGCTTCATCGCCACCCTGCTCCCCAGGTGGGAGGGCAAGGTGTTGTCCGATGTTCGGCGCTCGAGCACCGAGGCGTATGTTGCGACGCGGATCCTGGACCCGATCAAATCCTACACCAAGGATCCCGCCAACGCCCCTCGCGTCAGCGACCAGACCGCCAGGCGCGAGCTGGAATGCCTATCGACGGCGATCGGGAAGTGGCACGAGGAGCATCACCTCCGCGTGGTCCCCAAGGTAGTCTTGCCTTCGAAATCCGAATCGCCCCGCGACGCCTTAAGCCGACGCGAGGCCGCCCGGCTGCTCTGGGCTTCGATGGGCTGGCGCTGGGACGAAACGGCGACAAACCCCAGGACCGGGGCGCCTGGCCGCTGGGTGCGGCCGTCGACCAATGCGCGGACCAATCGGATGCACCTGCGCCGGTTCATCCTGATCTCTCTCTACACCGGCTCGCGCTCAGGCGTGACGGCGGCGGCGCTCTGGGAAGAGAGCCCGGCGCATCCCTGGGCGAACGTCGACGCCGGCGTCATGTACCGTCGCGCTCGAGGGCAGCGCGATAAGCGAACCAAGCGCCGCCCGGTCGTGAAGTTTCCGAAGCGCCTGCAGGCCCATATGGAGAGGTGGCGTCGCCTCGATGAGAAGGCCGGTGTCGCGGCCGTGATCCACTTCGGCGGCGAGCCGGTGTTGCGGGTCAAAAAGAGCTTCGCCAGCTGCGTCAGCGACGCCGGGCTCGATAAGGGCGTGTCACCGCACTATCTGCGCCACACCTGCGCGACCTGGTTGATGGAGCGCAACGTCGATACTTGGGATGCCGCCGGCTTCCTCGGCATGTCGCCCACGACCCTGCTGAAGCACTACGGCCACCATCGGCCGGACTATCAGAACGACGTCGCCGACAAGTTCGGGTGACGGTTTCTGGGAACATTTCTGGGAAAATGCCCTGCGGCATTCCCCAGAATCCCCTGAAAGGTTGGTAGGCGGCGACGGGTTCGAACCGCCGACCCTCTCGGTGTAAACAACTGGCTTTGAGCCCGAAAGCTAGGCGTGGCGGGCTTTTGGGCCTTCCATGTTTCCGTTTTTGTTCCCGGCAATTTTGGCGGTTTCCGGGAAATAGCTGGGAAACTAAAGCGCCTCAGCGGCAGCTTCGACCGCGTCGTCATTCGCCGACGTCGGTGTTGGAGCTTTGTCGGATTTCCGACGTGTCACTGCCATCGGAAGGCTGATGCGCTGGTTCGGGTTCGCGCTCTGAACGATGGTGCGCTCGATGATCACCGAGGCGACGCCGATCCAGCCGCATTCCAGGTTCTGGCACTGCAGGTGAGTCTCGCGATAAGTCGCGGAGATCCCACGAGAGGATCTAGTCTTGGCGGCTTCGCCGCAATGAGGGCAAGGCACGCGGCCGCCGTAACGCTTCATTCCAAGCATTCGATAGATCCCGTCGCAGCCCCAACTCCTGCTATAACAGAAATGGTTCCAGCGCTGCTGTTAAAAAACTTCAGGTTATGCATTTTGTAACAGGACATCATGGCGTGGCTGGCGTGGCAGAGCCGCCCAGCTCCATCTGCAAGCTGGTTCGCAATCCGCCCGCTCCGTCGAGGCGGTGATTGGTCTCGACGATCAGCCATTCGGTGCCGTCGATCTGAGGTTTGAAACCTTGAACCGTGACCTTCCGCTCTGGAAAGAGAGCCGGATCCCCTGCGGCGAGATTGATCGAGAACTTCGCCACCTTGCGCTTCTGTTTGGATTGGTGGGTCTCGGCCGCCCGCCGAGCGGCGCGCTCGGATGCATAGGTCTTTCCAAGCTTCTTTGGGTTGTTCGAGGATCCAACCGTGATCTCGCGCCGGCGCGCGCTGCCCCGGTCATGCCAGGCGACGGTCACGCCGGAATAGTTCTCGCGCTCAGCCGATTCCCAGCGACAGCCGTCGCCGGCGCGCCGGGTGATGGTCACCGGAGGGATCGGTTGCCCTCCTGCGGTCTCGCCTGCCCCTACAGGGGCGAAGAGCAGCTTTTCGGCCTTCACTGTGGCCAGGGCATCGTATTCACGTCCCAAGCGCGCCAGGAGGGCGCTGTCGCTCTCCCGCCCCTGTGTCAGATGAGTGACGACGATCGAGGCCATACTGGACGCCACAACCGGGGTCAGCGCGTTCCGGCCGGCGATCTCGCCCAGGACGGCGCCAAGGGTGGTGTCGGACCAGGTCTGAGAGCGGCGCGACCGGAAGGCTCGAGTCAGATCGGCAGACTTGGCCCGGATGGTCAGAATGTCGGGCGTTCCACTCCAGCACCGCTCGTCGACCTTGAAGCTTCCCTTATCGACCAATTGCGGGGTCGCGCCTTCCCGGAGATCCAGCCACCCCAGCTTCAGGGTGATG